GGCCGAGCAGCTTTTCCCGGTCGCCGCGCAGAATCGCATCCGCGACGATCATTTCCGTATAGAGCAAAGCATGCCTCGAGAGCAGGCGCGCGAAAAACCGATAATGACGGTCGGTCCAGTCGATCATAGGCGCCACGGCGAAAACGGGGGCATTGAAATACCCGACTTTTATCGCGATTTCAGCTGGTTGAGCCTTCACGTTCATGTCTAGTTTGCTCTTATTTTCGGCCTTTTTCGCCCGTTTTAGTCATGCTAGTGCTACATTGTAGCACTCAATAAGGGCGTGTAGCACTCATATGGGCACCATAACCGAGCGAAAAAGCAAAAACGGGAAGAAATCTTATACAGCGCAGATCCGGCTAAAGCGAGACAAGGTAGTCATTCATTCAGAGGCACAGACGTTTGAGCGCAAGGCCGCCGCGACCGCGTGGATCAAGAAGAGGGAAACAGAACTCCGAGAACCAGGCGCCCTTGAAAGATTGAAAGAACCTCAATCGACCCTAGCTGACGCGATCGATCGCTACATTAAAGACAGCAAGAAAACGATCGGGCGCACGAAATCGCAGGTTCTTGAAAAGGTCAAGGAAGAGTTCGAGATCGCCAAGATGGATTGCAAGGATATAGGCAGCGCAGAGATCGTCGAATTCGCCAAGGAGCTATCACAAGGGAGACAGCCTCAAACGGTTGGCAATTACATTTCCCATCTGTCCAGCATTTTCGCAATCGCACGACCGGCGTGGAAGATCGATCTGGACTATTCGGCAATGGAGGATGCCCAGGTCGTGCTGAAGCGTCTGGGCCTGATCGCGAAATCAACACAGCGCGATCGGCGCCCGACGCTGGAGGAGCTCGACAGGCTGATGGAGCACTACAGCGATCGAGAGACACGCTACGCAGCGCATATCCCCATGCGCCGGCTGATCGCGTTCGCGATCTTCTCGACCCGCCGCCAGGAAGAGATTTCCCGCATTACCTGGTCCGACTACGAGGAGGAAAACAAGCGCGTCCTCGTCAGGGACATGAAGAACCCCGGCGAGAAGATCGGCAACGATGTGTGGTGCGACCTTCCGCCCGAGGCGATCCGCATCATCCGCGCCATGCGGCGCACGAAGGCAAAAGAAATCTTCCCCCACGAAGCGAGGAGCATTAGCGCATCCTTCACGCGGGCGTGCAGCCTCCTTGGTATCGAGGATCTGCATTTCCACGATCTGCGTCACGAAGGCGTTTCGCGGCTATTCGAGCTCGGCTGGAATATTCCGCACGTCGCTACCGTCTCCGGACACCGGTCATGGAACTCGCTCAAACGTTACTCGCACATCAAGCACCGCGGTGACAAATACGAAAGCTGGAAATGGCTGGATGTGGTCGCGCCAGCGAAACAGTAGTGGCGGTCCCGGAGGGCCTGCAAAGAGAGTGCGAAAACAATCAGCTAACGAAAAGGTTAGCCAACTCTGTTTCGTGAATGTTCTCCTTATTTAGCGAATCACCCAAAGCTCGTTCGCCAGTCCACGCCGGCGCGAGATAACCACGCCGAACGAACGGTTTGTGGATTTGTGGGACGTGATGGGCGGGTGACAGATGTTTTTGCCCAGCTGTTCCACTGCACGGGAGCCAGGCGATCGTACCCGAAACCGGAATACCGCTCTCCGCCCATTGCGGACAGACGGTTGTGCGGGCATTTTGCGGTGTGTTTTGAAGTAGGATCAGCATGAGACTCAAGACGACCTTTTTATGCGGCCTCGACCAGATTTCACTGCCAACGATGCCGCAGCGCGGCGAGCGCTTCGCGGACGACTATTACATCACCACGGACAAGGGACGCATTGCCGAACTGATCCGCGAGTTCGGTGACGCTCTCGGAAGCGTAGAAACCAGTTATCTTTTCCATCACGCCAACGCAGTCGTATATCGACGGGGAGAGATCGAGGTCGGCGTGGAAGGCATCGAAGCCAGTCTTGAAAAGAGAGCCATCGACGACATGCTTGCCTTGAAGCGCCTAGAGATGGGGCTCTGGCTGGTTAAGGACAATGCCGCTCATTTTGATCGCGTGTGGCTTGCAGCACGCACCTCCAGAGGCCCCGTGACTCACAGTAACTCATGGGCCGCGCGTATGAGCTCGGCGGATGGCACGTTTGAGCAGGTCACTTTCTCATCGGAAGAGTTGCGGCTCGCGCGCAGTTTCAAGACTTCGTTGCCCACGTACCTTAGGGCGTCGGATTCGCCAACGATGCTCGCGAAGGGGTCGCTGCGGTTTCAACGCTTCCTGTACTTTCTTGGAGCGGCACGAGAGAGCACCGATGTCGCTATGAAAATTGCTCAATACTGTTCCGGATTAGAGGCGCTGGTGTCGACCTCCCAGCAAGAACTAAGTCATCAAGTGTCCGAGCGCGTGTCAGCGTTGCTTGCACCGCCTGGACCTGATCGGATCTCGAAGTTCAAGCTTGTAAAGCAGGCCTATGGTTATCGATCCAAGGCCGTTCATGGCTCTTCCTTCAGCCACGCCGACGTCAATCAACTGCGTGACTGTTCTAAGGCAATAGATCAGATCTACCGAGTGCTGTTCTCTCTCTATTTTCAGAATAACGGGCGGTTTCGTGCTTCCTTGGAGGGAACGGATGAGAATGTAACGCATTTCTTCATCGAATTGCTTCTGGGTATTCCCGCAGCGACCGGCGAAGCCCGCGAAGAGGGGAATGCGGCCGAAGCAATATGAGACCGCTGTTGACGCTTCTGCGCCATGACGGCCTCGGCCCAAAGTAGACGTAGGAAGCTCGTATCGTGGAACGGCTGTTTACGCCTCGAAAGCGAAACGTGACACATCAACGAAGCCTTCTACAAGCTTACCTTCCACTTCATTGACTGTCCGACCCGACATGCGAGCCTTGAGGATGCAAGTTGCTGCAAATGAGACGACGGCCACTTCAGCCAATACTGGTAACACGCCTATCGCTTGCTGAACCTTGGCAATTCGCCTTAAACTTGAATCATTACAGTGGCTGACGATTCGTAAGGTGAGGCATGACGATCTCGAAAATTCACATCGAAAACATTCGTGGTTTCGAAAAAGTGAGCTTGACGGTTAATCTTCGCCCAAATTGCACTAACATCCTTGTTGCCCCGAATGGCTTTGGCAAAAGCAGCATATCTACGGCTTTCAACTGCGCTAGAGGCAGCAAGCTCAACGTTGACGAAAAAGACAAGCACAAGAAAAATGATGCGGCAATATCACGTCTTTCCGTTGAATACGATGGAAATACCCTTCAGGCCAATTCAAACCTGAATGAAATATCAGAAGAATTTGATATTCACGTAATTAAGTCAAACATTGAGCCAAAAGCCAAGCTCCCAAAAATAAATGGCTTCACAGTTGCGAAGCCGTACTTAGAGATTCCGTCACTTGACCTCGGACCAGCATCTGATAAAGAAAAAATAAACTTTGATATCAATAAGTACAAGCCGTTGTTCGGGGACAATTCCAAGGTTGTCCCCAACCTATCTACCCGGTGCGACGACGAGCTTCTCAGAAGTGAATTGCTTAGCGTGATTGCCTCTATCGACAAGCTTAAGCAAAAAAAATCGTGCGACTTGTTCGAAAAAATAATCGGGGCGGTAAAGGATCTAGGCGGAACAAAAGCATCGATTAGCGCCAAGGTCGAAGCCGAATACGCTGAAAAAGTCGACGAACTACCGCATCTCAAGACCGTTTTTGATGTAGTGATGAAACACGAGCAAGGGAGCACTTGGCTTGAGGGCATCATCATATGCTACATACTGATGGACTTGACCGTATCCGCAAGGTCGAACCTGAAGAAATGGTTGCAGTACGCCGTTTATTCTCGACGCCTACAATCTTTGAAAGATTTCATCGAAGACATCAATGGAGCTTGGGTAACCGCTGAAATAAAAGAAACCCGAGGTCGCGTCGTGGTCAATTTCCCCGACGCCTCATCGCTCTCAAATGGGCAGCGCGATCTTCTTTACTTCGGTTGCAATTTGCTACGGACGCGGGAGATGACAAGCACGAAACCGTGCATCCTCCTGATCGATGAAGTCTTCGACTATCTTGATGACGCGAACATCGTTGTTGCTCAATATTTTATGAGCAAGTTAATCGATGCGTACAGGCAAGAGAAGAGGCAGATTTACATTTGTCTCCTTACCCACTTAGACCCACTGTATTTCAAAGGTTACGCGCTTAGACGCCAGCAGACCGTATACCTTGGAGACACAACGCAGAAAATTAGTGAAACCATGCGGAAGGTAATTGCGCACCGAGAGGATGCATGTTGGGCAGGAGACCTCTCACGGCACTTCCTTCATTACCATCCGGAAAACCGAGACATCTCAGAGGTATTCAACACCACATACGGACTACCGAAGAGACACGGTAAAAGTCATGATTTCTACGAGTTTTTGAAAGAAGAATGGGACAAGTGCATTGCCGGCGGCGGAACTTACGACCCTTTCGCAGTATGTGCCTACGTTCGAGTGCAGATCGAGCAATGCACTTACTCCAGAATCCAGAATCAGCCAGAGCGAGAGAAGTTTCTGCTCGAGTGTAATGGCACTGCAAAAAAACTCGAGTTTGCCGAGTCTTTAGGTATCCTCATCCCGGAAGCATGCCTTCTGCTGGGAGTAGTATACAACGACGCCCTGCACCGAACGGGCGCAATCGATCAGTCTTCCACCATTGCTCTTAAACTCAGAAACTTAGGGCTTCAGAGCATGATGAAGCAAGCGATCAACTGGTAGAACTGGACACGGATGATCCAGACAGCGCCGCTACAGGCTACTCGCGAAATCAGCCTAGCTGTTCTCCGCTCCTGCGGCATTCAAGCTCAAGGTGGACTGTCCGCTGTTAGGTGATCCATTATCTCGCGTGGTGATGTCCGTTGTTGGCGCTTCCCAGCCATACCGCCCCGTCGCCTTTCGGCCCAAACCCGGCTCCCACGAGGCTCATGATGTTACCTCGCTTCTTCATGGTTGGCATGGTCAAGGCGGATCTTTCGCCCAAGCTCGTCGAAATCGCGGCAAGCTACGGCATCTGAAATAGGTCGAGCCAAAGCCGATTCACCCGCATTGGGAGTTCCTTCGGTCTCCCTAGGCGTCCGTAGTCGTCGAAGAATTTCACAATGTACCTAGCGTCTTCATTGTCGCCCAAGTCTCCATCGTTGCACAGATAGAGCCATGCCAAGTGCCGGATATAAGAGGCGTGGTCGTACTCATCATTACTGACACCATTGATTTGTCTGGTGCGTGATGACTCATTCGTTCCAAAATATTCCGCGATTTCATCGGCGCTAATGACGCATCGCAGGAATTTGCCGTGAAACTGAGGCCTAATTACCCTTGTAACCACGAGTGTGAGCATCACCTCGCGCCATCCAAAGAATACGTTCGGCTTGGTTGCCTCCTCCGGTAAAAGGGCAAGGGCGGACATTATCTTTCCAATGTCACGGATCGACACATCGTTGACCTTCGAAATGATCGTGAGATGCTCGATAAGCGCGTTGGAAACCGGTTGCGGGATCTCCATTGTCTCAGCCAAATGCTTGGCATAGGCAATGATCGCTTTCGTGCCGTCCCGGTTTCCCACCGTGTCAGGTAAACTTAGGCTCAAGCTGATGAACTTCTTTAAATAGGCGCCGGCATCAATCCCATCTCCGTATCGCACTCTGACGCTATTCTCCAAGGCACCTAGGTTTACTCCCAGGATGAAGTGAACATGGCGGACTGAGAAAAAGTGCTTGATGACCTCCAATACCTCTAGTGCATAATCCGGCCGGCAGCGGTCCAGTTCGTCAATAACGATGATCAACGGCGAAAGGGCACCTTCTTCTGTGACGATGAGCGAAGTTATTGCTGCCCTAAACTCTTCCATCGCAGCTCTCCGCCCCGCCTCGCGCTCCCAGAATTCGTCCAACGCCGCAGTTGCCTCGTCCTTAACGGCCTCTGTGACCACGTCTCCCAAGCCCTTGAGCGCTTCCGTCGCACCGAAAGACACGGCGGCTAGACCTATGCGCGCAAGCGGTTTCATAAACTTGATGGCGGCTTTTTGTACCTTCTTCATTTTCGCGCGCTTACTGACAGGCACCCGATCACCAAGCGCACCGACGAGGGCTACAAGCGGGTCGCTTAGGTAGTCATGTGCAAAGGCGTCAAAGTAAACTGTCGTGGCGGACCCTCCATTTTGCGCTTGATGGGCTCCAACCCATCGCTTCAGGAAGTACGTTTTGCCTGTTCCCCACTGTCCGTCTAGGGCAACCACCAAGGAGTCTTCGATCCGTTCAAGTAAGTCCGAGAGAGCTTTCCCGACTCTCTCTCTGCCAAGAAGATCTGCATCGAACCCCTGTTCATAAAGAACTATGTCGTCGTCCGGAGGCAAAAATCTCATCAGAATATAACCCTCTTGATGCCTAATGATGTCTCTATGCCAAATTGAATGGCAGCTTACAAACCTTCAGGTGAGTGCCCCGAGTGCCGGTGGAATGCCGATCTCTGCGGGTATATTGGTCCGTTCCATACACGCGACCCAAGCGTTGAACGCGCATATCGCCGCTGCGATACAGCCGCATGCTTCGTCCGGCCAATCTCTTCTAACCAGAATGATCCATCAGACGCGCAGTGAGACCACGTCGAACACGCTCGCATCATCCGCCCCTTCTCGGATACCCTTGAACGAAGCGTGGCGCAGCTTCCCCTCGTCCGTCCAGGCGCGATACTCGACTTCGGCGACCAGCACCGGCTCGGTGAAGATGGCGTCTTTCCGCTTCAGGGTTACGGCCGGGGTCTTCGTGCGCATACCTTCCAGCAGCTTTCGCAGCTCGCGCGAGAGGTCGTTTGACCATCCCGTCCCGCAACCGCCGACGTACACCAACTCGTCTCCCTTACGCGCCGCCAGCAACAGCCGGCCGAGATGACCAGGCACAGTCGACGGTTCGAATCCAACAACTATGAAGCTGTCGCGGCGCTTGCAGGTGATCTTCTGCCACCAATCGCCTCGGCCGCTGCGATATGGCTTTTCGATGTGCTTGGCTATGATGCCTTCGAGGCCGTGCGCGCAGGCGACGCGAAAGAACTCGTCGCCGTCCGCCTGCACCTCTTCCGACAGGCGAACCGCGCCTTCCCGGCCGGCGACAAGCGGCTCAAGCAGCCGCCGGCGCTCGCGCAGCGGCAGGCGACGCAGATCGCGGCCGTCAAGGTAAAGGAGATCGAAGGCGTAGAAGACGATGGCGCCGGCTTCGACTGCCGACGGTAAGCGCCCCAGCGCCCGCTGCAGCATGCCGAAATCGGAGCGGCCCTGGTTGTCGAGCACGACAGCCTCGCCGTCAAGGATGGCCGTTTTCACGGCAAGGCGCCGGGAGTCGTCAACGACGGAGGGAAATCTGTCGGTCCAATCGTACCCGCCGCGCGTTAGTATCCGTACCCGGCCGGGCTCGATGTGGACGGCAATTCGGTACCCGTCCCATTTCACTTCGTAGGCCCAGTCCGGACCCTTCGGCGGCTTGTCGACGAGCGTTGCAAGACACGGATCGACCCGAGCCGGCAGGGGATCGGTTGGAACGGTATCGCGAGGCTTCTTCGAAGATGCTTTGACCATCAGCCATTAACGCACTGGCCCGCGAAAAGCCGAATTGACTCTTTCGGATCAGAGAACATATTAGGAACATGCTCGATGGCGGTCGGGCGTTTCCACGAACCGGGGCGATTGTAACAACCTCAAACGAGGAGGATAAGCCGTGCCTGATCTCCCCAAGCCGAAATACAAATGGCGGCAGACATGGCCCGATCACCCGAAACATTTTACCGGCTTCGATGGCGAACGGAAATTCGCACATATTCACTGGTACCATATGGGTTGGTGGAACTGGTTCATGTGCTGGCACTGGGCAAAGAACGCGAGCAGATGGAAACGCCCTAACGGTCAAGCAGACTCGGCAAGGGCGGCCGCGCTTGAAGTTGAGGCGTGCTACGAAGCTGTCCTGAGGTGCGAATGGCCGGGCATGGTGCCGGAGGACTTGCAGTCCATGCTCGACAATGAGGAATGGATGCGGACCAGACAGTAGGACGCTAGGAACAAGGTGGCACGACATGCGTTAGCTGTTGCGCCGCGCGTTTCGCGGCACCAGGTCCCTCAACCTGTTCTGAGTGCCTGCCCCATCCCCTCGGCAGGCACTCACTTTTTCTAGCCTTCTACTTGCTCTGAAGATACGCCATCACCTTGTCGCGGTTCGGCCCGGCCTCGCGAATGGCCTGAAGCGCCTTCTGCCGCGTCACCTTTGCCGCTTTCATCAAGTAGGCGACCTCGTGCTCCTGTTCGGAAACGAGCTCGCGGTCGCGGCCTTTTTTCTTCGGATTATCTGCCATGCTTTTCCTCCATGTAACAAACAAGGAGGATAGGACCCGTTCTGACCTCGGCAAGGTCTGGAACCTCACGCGCCGTGACGTGTTGATCGGCCCAAGGAGACAGGTCATGGCCGACGCGCAAAAGATGAAGAAGCTGATCTGGGATTGCCAGAAGGATATTGCCGCCTACCTTCCGCCGACGAGCGGCATTTCAGAGCACGAGCTGCTTCAGATGCTCATCTCCCGCCTTGACGGCAGTCAGGCCAGGGAGGCTCTGGGAGATGATTGGCAAGGGTGGTGGCCGGATGACGGCGGCGGCGATGGAGGCGACCGGCCCCTTCCCCAGCAGCCGCTACCGGAGCCGGCTTGAAATTGGTTAATCCTCAAAAAAGAACATTGATCCGGAACATTCCCGTCCACACGCCGTTTTGAAGGGCGTTCCTATTTCGGAAGAGTGTTTATTCTCCTCTGGAAGTTCGACTCGCGGACAATCGCACATGTCGGACAACTGCAGCGCTCCTTTTCGCCGGGGAGCGCTGCCTTTCCTTGCAACGCAGAGACCTTCGGCGAAGACGCCATTGTCGGAACTCAAATTGGGGAGTTCTATAGAAGCCGTGATTCCGCTTTTGGCGCGGTCGACGACATTAATTCTCCTTCGCTATATTCGCCTAGTCGACCGGCCAGGCAGCGCCTCTCCCTTCCCCTCCCAAAAGGCGCTGCCCTGCGACTCGGCGTTATCCTTTCTCCACGCGCGCGGCAAACCACCGCATGAATAAAACCTCGGACCCCCGCGGCCCGAGATAGGCGAGCGCGGCGATCAGTCCCGTCGCCATTGGTTGCTCCAAAGCCAGCCACGACGCCAGGGCCTCTCCGATAAAGGCCATGCCGACGGCGATCGGCATTTCCCAAAGCAGCTCCTTACCGAAGAACTTCCGGCGCATCTTCCGAACTTCGTTTGTGTGCCACATCAGCCGCCCCACCAGCGCGCCGATCATGGTCGTCGCCGCACCTCCGAACCAGGCATTGAGAAGCTCGATCAAAGACGAATATTTCTGCGACATTCAGCGCCCTTCCCCGTGTCTAGCGCATTCCCCTTCCGTCCAGACCGCCGCGGCGCAGATGCCGACGACGGTCCGGTCAATCTTCCGCTGATCCTCCGGCGTCGCGCCGCGCGCGCCGATCAGATCAGTCCCGACGACCCGGCGCAGCCCCGCGACATTTGCGGGCGCCGAAGTCCCACACGCGGCCCCCATCGAGGCAACGGTCATAATCGCTGCGGTCAGCGTCCGATTGAGAAGCCGCGTCATTGTTCTGCCTTTCGATCGCGTCTTTGATGGAGCGGGCACCGTCCTCGCGGATCTCGATGACAACCCAGGTGATGGCGGCGAGCACGAGCACGCCGCCGAGGATCTTCGGCCAATCGACCATCACTTCAGCCCCAGGGCGCCGCGCACCGCCGGCATGGAGGTGATGGCGTAGACCGCGAAGCCGACGATGACGACGAGGATGGCGATCTGCACCCGCCAGTCGAGCGCCACCAGGTTCAGCTCCTTCAGCGCGGTGACGATCGTGCCGCCGGCCGTCAGCAGCCAGGTCCAGAAGCGGCCGGATTTCCGCACCGGCTTGCGCGGCGGCTTAGGCGTTGGGAACGGCACGCGCGTTTCGAGCGGCTCGGCTTCGCTGTCGACTTCATGCGGCCGACGCGCCACCTCGAGGATCTCCTCGAGCACCGCCTCGACCTTCTCCGGCTTCACCAGCGCCCTATTGACCCCATCACCGGCGTAGTAGCTCTGCCCGCGTTTCAAATCGCGATGCGCCCCCTTGCACGAAACCAGCACCGGAAAGGACGCCCATTCCTTGGCCAGGTTTTCGGCAAACTGGACAAGGCTGATCTTGCCGGTGATGAATTCCGGATAGCCGCGCCGCACGAGCAGCCGGTATCCGAGCCGGTCCTGCAGATCGGGCGTGAAGCGATCAGTGCCGCTGATCGAGTGGACCGCTTTTGCAAGATCGATGAGGGTCGCCCGCATGAATTGATAGCCGCCGGCGGCGCTGGAGCCGAACCGCTTCGACCAGCTCTTCTGAGCGTCGACGATCTCGCCATAGGTCATCGTCGTCAGCGGTTGCGGCAGCTTAGCCTGGTTATGGCCGTAGATCACGTCATAGGACGCGCGGTCGCTCCGCCCGACTTCCGTTTCACGGATGAAGTCGAGCAGGATCGCCGCGCCGGGAGGCACGGATTTATCCATCTGATTTTTCCTTTTGGGGTGTGGAGGGTTTGAATCAGCTCACCGAGCCTTAAGCTCGACTTGTGACTCCCTTTCTGCTCCATTGGAGCAGAGACGGAGCATTTATTGAACTTCCGCAGCGTGAGTAAACGCCTCTTTGGCAAGCGCTTTTCTATGGATTTCGAAGTGCTCTATCTGGTGCAGATAGAGGACGCGGAATGAAAAAAACCGAACGCTACCTCGCGAGACTTGCGCCACATGCGAGCTCGCTAATGAAAGGTGGCGCCGCCCATCAGATCGGAGCAATCTGTTACCGGATCAACGAAACGGGCGCCGTAGAAGTTTTGTTGATCACAACTCGCGATTCCGGGCGATGGACCATTCCGAAAGGCTGGCCCATTAAGAACCTGAAACCACACCAGGCCGCTGAAAGAGAAGCGTGGGAAGAGGCTGGCGTCGCTGGAAAAGCGAAGAAGCGAGCACTTGGCTATTTCACCTATTTGAAAACCCTCGACGACGGACACAAAACAGCATCGATCGTCGAGGTATTCAGGCTGAAGGTGGACGAACTGCACCCCAAGTTCCCTGAGCGAGGAGAGAGGGAGCTGGTGTGGCTGTCCCCGGTCGAGGCCGCCAGACGTGTGCAGGAGCCGGAACTGAAAGGGTTACTGATGCGCTTGCTCAAAGAACCCAATGGCTAATTCCGGCCTGGTCGCCGAGTGGGCGGGAGATGACTGCTATACCCGCGGCCACTCAAACACCGGCAGCTCGGCCATAAACTCTTCGACACTGGGCTGCGGTCGCTCGCCGGCAAGCACCTTCACCAATTCGGCCGTGGAATAAGTCCACACGGCCGATCGCCAGGCGAAGAGCGCATCGCCCTCGGCCGAGAACTGCGGGTTTGGATCGCCGCGGTAGGTGATGGCGGTCTGGATGCCGTCATATTGCCGCTCGCGCGCCTTGGCGTCGAGATGCGCCTGGATGGCGGCGGAGTATTGCGACTGAAGTGCAGCACGCGCTTCCACCGCCTTCTGCTCGGCCGTGACGACCTTCGACAAATCAACCGTCCACATTGGCCGGCTCCTCTTCAACAGGATCAGGGATGGGCGGGGCCGGGTCGACCGGCAATGCAATCACCCCGTCGGGCGGGTCGATGATTGGCGGGGGAAAGGCGACGGCCCGAGAAGGGCCGGGGCCGTGCGGCAGGATGAGCGTCAGCTGAAGCTCGCCAGCGACGCGTTCGACGGGGCCGACAAGCCACTCACACGGAACTTCGCCGGCGGGGATCGTGGCGCCGTCCGGCAAGGTCGAGAAGTCGAATACCACGCCATTGATCGTGAAAACGTCGCCGACTTTGGTGAGCTCCAGGAGGTCATCGCGACGTTGAGGGGCTAAATTTATCCGCATTAGAACCACCTTCCGATTGCCGTCAGACTCCACGCGAGCACGGAAGTGCTACTGATCGTGGAGTATTGATTGAATGTGCCGACTGTAGTGCCGGATGTTTGCCGGCAATTGCCCCATCGTGAAGAAGCCTGGACTGAGACCGACCAGGTGGGGGTCGCCGCGAAAGCAACAGGGTAGGTCCATGAATAATCTGGACTGCGAAACAACGGCCCAGAAGTGATGGTCGTATCCACTCCCGGTGCAGCAAACGTGCAGATCTGTGTCCCGTCAGCAAACCTAGCATATTCACCGTTTGCGTTGCTGCCGCGCTCGATGACTGCCCCTATAGACCTACCCGAACTCTGCGCGACTGTGCCAACCACCTCTCCCGCCATGTTCCACCACCGGTCGGGCCAAGTGCCGGTCGTCCCGTTGGCTGAAAACCTAAAGTGCCATTGCGGGGCGAAGCTCGTGTTGATCAGAAGATACTGATAGACCTGACTGCCACGCACGTAGACATTCAATATCCCGGAATACGCGGCAGAACCGGCACCTTGAAACCCGTTTACCCAGTTCCCGGTTATGCTGTACGTCCCGGCCACGGTGATTGTGTTAAAGTCACCATCTGACAAGCCAACCCCGGAAGCATTGGGCGCAAGAGCTGTAACGCCTCCATTTACTGGGCCAAGCTTAGCAAGCAGGTTAAGCATGTCGGTCGCGGCCATGATGTCGCGGCCTTTGGCCTTGATGTCGGTCAGGGCCGCCCCGGATGGCCCGGTGAAATACGCGAGCTTGTCAGCCGCAGGCGTCAGCCCAGCCAACACCGCGAGCGCCGCATTGTCGAGCCGCTGGATGTAGGTCGAGAGCGCCTGCGCATTGACGGTCTGCTGCTGCAGATAGGCCGTGTCACGGACAATCCAGTAGCCCTGCCCGGCCGCCGTCGTGCCACGCCAGGGCTTGGCCAGCGTCAGTTGCGTGTTGCTGTCGACCGAGAGGATCGGGACCGGATTGCCGTTGCTACTGTCGAGGCCAAAGAGCCCGCCGGCAATCAATGCGGAGGCCCAGGCGGTCCCGGAGCCGATGACAACAGCGCTGCCGCCGGTCACGGAAACCGTGCCCGTTACATAGGGTATCGTCATGTCAGGAGTTCCTAAGCTGGAATGCCGAGAATGTAGTAGCGGATGCCGAGCACGTCGTCGGCGCCTTCCGTGCGCCACGTGCCCGGATCATCATCATCGTTGTAATAGTCGCCTGGCCGTCCGCGATTAGTGACAAACGTTGCGCTTGTCTGGGTCAGGCGACAATGGGAGCTGTCCCCGCACTCGAAATTGCTGCTTGTCGAGTACATCAACTGGCGAACGGACGGCAATTTGATCGACGCCTGCCAACTGCCGAAATTCTGATCCGAACCGGGCCCATGTTTGGTCATATACTTGACCATGGGGAACATGCCCGTAGCGTCGAAATTGACAACCGTTTCGACCGGGCTCCCTGCCGAAACAGGGAAATACCCCTCTTTGATGATTTGCACGCACGGCCAACGACTGTCGATCACGATGTCTGCCCAGGACGGCGGGTTCGCGGAACCGGGGCGCAGGAATTGAACCACATCCACGCCGCCCTCGGTGAACTGCCTAAACACCTTATTGCTGCCATTCGTCGGGCTGTCGCCGGCGTCGAGGTACAGCATGAACCGAGCGCGCATAGCGGATGCCGCGCTAAAGTAAATACGCGTGCCGCTAAACCAGTACTCCGCCCCCGCGCCGTCTTCCATGTCGGGAGTCCACGGATAATAGATTGTGGAACCCGTGTAGAAATGAACATCAAGCGCGATATTTGTCGGCAACGCTATCCCGGTATCGTAGAACGATTCTCCGGCGGGAATTGCGATATCCGCAGCAGCGATGACCTTGACGGGCACACGTCGACTGTCGAATGAGATTTGCCATTCGGTCGCTGTTTCCGCGTTGTACCCCGGCTTGGCGATAATCATCTTATCCGAGCTAATGATGATGTTCTTACTGCCGTTTGGCGCGAGCACGGGAGCTTCTAATGACGGGTCTTCATTGCCGGGGAGGTTCCACACGATCAACCGTTTGTCGCTGGATTGAAAGCGGTTGTAGGCGTCGTTTGTATCGGAGTTGTTTATCCTCGTAACTGTTCCGTACGGGAACGAACCCCAGTTGCTGACAAGCCCCTCATAATCCTTGAACCAAGGGGCCTGACGCCAATTCCCCATGAACAAATAACCGCCCTGATCGTTATAATACCTCCCGCTATATCGGCGCTGTATTTTCATCTGATTAAAGCGACCTGTACTATTGCGAGTGGCCTTCACGTCGAAAAGCGGCATATTGTACTTCAAATCAGGGAAAGCGCTGTTTTTGAACACCCATATGGCTTCGTTAAATCCGCCCGCGTCACCGTAAGCGACAAGCTTTTGATAGTTGGAAGAATTAGACCCGGCGGGGTAGTATTGGGTACCGCTTCCGCCGGGGATAGTGTTCACACGCTCAATATGGGCAATTGAAGCGTTCAGCGCATATTTCGAGTTATAGAGGAACTTCGAGCGCTGGCTGTCCGGCGTCGTGCGCGGATTGTCAGCGTCGCTCTTCATGATTTTGACACATCCGGCGCCGGTACTGTCGACGCCAATCATCGTGCGGACCATCAGCTGAAAACCTCGATCGTGCCGTTGTTGAGGTCGATCTTCATTTTGCCGTTTAGCGACTGGAGAAGACCGGCGTTGACCGTCCCGATGTTGGCAATTGCCAGCTTCAGCTCGCCGTTCTCGAAGACGAATGGGAGGTGACCGCTGTTGCCGGAGAAGACGAGAAACTGATCCACTTGGATCGCCATGCGCGATTTCTGCACCCCGCCTTGGGTGTAGAGCTCGATGTAGAAGCCCGACACCTTGAAGCTCTGATTGGTGCCGGCCCGCAGCATCACGGAAAACCTGGCATCAACGCCTTCCGGCGCCGCGACCGCTTCGAACTTCACCAGACCTTGCGCGAAGCGGCCGTTCAAATCAGCACTCACCCCAGTGATGCTGGTCGCGTTCGCGCTGTCACCATCGGCGCGCGCCGTTTCCTCCTGGATCAGCCGGGCAAGGTTGTCGCCAACCTCCGCATCGAGGTTGGTGATCTGGGTAGAGAGTGCGCTGTCGGCATTAGCGCGCGCGGTAGCCTCTGTCTGAATGGCCGCCGCATTATTGCCGGTTTCCGCCGTGAGTTGCGTTATCTGGCTGCTCAGTGCCGAATCTGCCGTCGCACGCACGCTCTCCTCAGTGATCAGCCGCGCATTCGTGCCGCCGAGGCTCGCCTGCAGATATTTCAACAGCTGCGCCGTTGCCTCGTTTTCCGAAACGCGCACTCGTCGCTCCTCAGCGATCTGCGCCAGCGCGTCACCTATGGAGGCAACGATCTGCTGGCGCTCGATCTGTCCGACAGCGCCTTCGAGAGAGAAGGCATCCAGCAGCTCGACGAGGCGCGGCCGGAAGAATTCGTCCATCTCCTGCTGCAGTTCCTTGAAGCGGTTGAGCGCATCGTCCTGCAGCTGCTGCAGGCCGGTGAGCAGCGTCTGCAGCCCGGTCGGCTGCGCTGTCGTTTTCCAGGGCGTAAAGGTGCGCAGCCGGTCGGGCACGGTCGTGATCGTCGCCCGGGCATTGTAGACCTTGCCGGAAACGACGTTCTTCGTGGTGCGGAACAGGCCATCCTCAGGCGAGGTGCACTGATCCTCGAACAGCTCCGTCGCGCCCTCGATCTGATAGGAGAAGCGCACCGCCGTGATCGTCGGATCGTCCGGCGGCGTCCAGGTGAAGACGAGCGCCGGCGTGTCGTAGCCCTGCGCGCCGTTGATCATGCCGACGGCAACGTTGAAGTTCTGCACCGTCGACAGCAGCGACGGGTTGATCGGCGGCGTCGGTGGGATGACGACCGGACCGGGCTGAATACCGGCTTCGTCATAAATCGCCGCGCTGGTCTCGGAGAGCACCAACGTGATGCGCAGCCGATCGTCGGCCCGCCATTCGCTGATCAGCCAGCTCTTGCCGCGCCAGGTGATCCACTCGCCTTCCTGCACCGCCAGGCCGAAGCGACGGCTGACAGGAACCGTCGCCTTGCCGCCCATGCGGTTCTGCCGATAGCGGATGTTGAGCAGGTATTGCGCAATGTCCGGATCGGTCACCTGCAGGAAATCGATGCTCGTCTGCCGGTTCCGGCCGTCGGCGGCGATGTCCGCATTCACGTAGACCGGCTTCAGGCTTTCCGGGTTCCACATCGATTCGATCGAGGTGAACTGGCCGGAAAGGTGATTGAAGCGCTCGAAGGCGGAGGGCCGGAACTGCACGTCCTTGGCGCGGTCGATCGGAATGTCGGCCGCAGTCAGATCCTTGACCGGGATCTGCGGCGCTCCGGGAATGACGCCGGAGAGACCGCGGCGGTTGAGGCCGTAGCCGGCCATCGCATCGTCGAACTGCTTCAGCACCTCGGTGTGATCGTCGTCGCCGCTGACGAACAGCGAGCACTCGTAAGTCTTCTTGCCGTTCGCCCGCAGCGTGTCGCAGACATTCATCGCCACGAAATAGGTGGCGAGATCGATCTGGCCGAGGCTCTTGCCCTCGCCGATCAGCGTACGGCCCGAGATGAGCGCCCGCAGCCCCAGCTGATAGTTGAGGCGGTGCACGGCCGGGTTTTTCGTGTGCACCCAGGTCGAGGGCGTGCTGAGCCGCTGCGGGCCGGAGCCACCCGCAACCGTCGAGTCCTTGCGCGGATCGTATTCGCGAAGCCCGCGCAGCACGAATTCAAGTTCCGGCCGGCCTTTCGAGCCGAAGAGCTTGTCGCTATAAATACGCTCGACGACGACGTAGCAGATGCCGGCATTGACGCTCGTGCTCTTCCACTTGTTGCCAAGACCCGCCGTGACGTCGACGAGCTTCTGATCAACCTGCTGGCCCGGCCTGCCATCATAAAAGCGTATCGTCAGGAGCGGGTCGCCAGAGCCGTTGACGAAGTCCGCGATATGATAGTTCGCAACCTCGTTGCCGATGACCGGCCGGGACACGAGCGCTTTCTTCTCGCCATAGATGTAGACGTAGGGCTCCAGCCCGTCGCACCAGCCGTTCGCAAGCACGAAGACCTCGGCATTCCATTTGTTGCCGCTGCCCCACTTGGCATAGAACGTGCGCTGCCCCTTGGTCTTGCCGACGCCAAAGAGCGCGCTGACAGACACGTCGCCGCCGAACTGGATCTCGCCCTGTACGGCCGTGTATTTCCGCTTCTGCTGCTTCTGCTGGCCGAGCTTGCCGATCGCCAGCTTGGCACCGAAGGCAAGAGCGCCGCCGATGAGGCTGGCAGCAAGCGCAGAGCCGCCGAACAGCGCGCCGGCGATCGCGGTCGCGATTGAAGTAAAGATTGCCATGTCAGCTTATCCGAGGTGAAAGGCGGCAATGACGTCGGCGAGGCCGTGATCGCTCCGGCCGCGCTCGGTCTTGGTCACGAAGCGAGCACCGAGGCAGACGCCGACATGCTCGTCGCCGTCGGAGAGGCGCAGGATGACGAGATCGCCGAGGCGCGCTTCCGCCCCGCCTTTCGACTCCTGCCGCAGTTCGGCCGCAAAGAAGCTTACCAGTGAGGTGTGCCCGCGCCTGCGCAGCGCTCGCTGCGCACCGGCAAGCGTGCGATAGGCGCCGCGGTACTTATCGGCAATCTCCGAACCCGTCAGCGCGTCGATGAAGGCGCAGCCGAGCATGAAGCAATCAGCCGAGCCATAGGCATAGGGTTTCGCAAGCTCACGCGTGAGCATGGCTTCGACGATGCGAAAGCGGTTCATGTCGATTTCCACTAGACTTGAAGTTGTATCTTTGCTTGAGGGCAAGCCCTCAACAGGAGAATTGAATGACTGACTCGGAAATGCGCGCTACAGTTCAGGCCACCTTCATGATGCTCCAACGGCTGATCGTAGAGGTCGCCGCCATGAAAGGAGACGAAGGTGCGGACTGGATCGACGAGTTCCGCGACAGCTTGACCTCAGAAATGAAGAAGGCCGAGGAGCTGACGGCGCGCCGCGCCAATATCGAGCGCTCCGCGACGACGCGGATGCTCATCGATGGAGTTGCCCTTATGGCGAAACGTCATCTTGAGCAGAAGCAATCTCAATCAGACAGCTAGCGCGACACCTGACCCCATTCCTCGGGGATGGTCGCATTCGTCGCCACGTGCTCCAGGCCCGTGTCGGTCGGACTATTGTCGAACTGCTGTTCGGCCTGCGAGCGCTTGACGCCGGTCGAGCCCCGCGCCGAGCGGCCCGGCGGCTGCAGGTCGATCATCATCGTCAGCGTTCGCTCGGAACCCGAGACCGCGCCTTCGTTGTAGCGCACCTGGTCGATCTCGTAGATCGTCGACACCAACACGCCGACGACAATGCTGGAATTCGGCGCACCGACAAGCGAGGTGATGATGACAGGCGCGTTCTGGTAGTTGAACTCCTCGATCCGCGCGACCGCGTCCTCAGGATCGGTCACCGGTATGTTGGAGAACACGATGGTGCGCGTGGTAACGGCCACGCCGACGGCGCTCACCAGATCACCCGGCTGCAGATACCGGTTCGGCAGATACAGCAAGCCATTATAGGTGAACTTGCGACCGCCGCGGAGATAGCCGACCGTTTTGCCGGGCAGATCGAAGCGGATCATATCGAGGATGGCGAACTCGCCGCTCTCGACCAGGTCCTCGACTTCGGGTGAAAGCGTGCTCATGAGAGGAACAACTCCGTTGCGGTAAACTGGACATTATAGTTCGGCCAGGTCTTCGGCAGACTGAAGCTTCCCGCATCCATTTCCATGATGCAGGAAGGCTTCTCGAAATGGACGGTGCATGGCAGGGTGAATACCTGCGTGTTAAGCGCGAAGCGGATCTTCAGGGTCACCACACCGGCCGCACTTGCCGTCGTGGCTTGCGTAATCCGATGCAGAGATCGCACGAAGGTCGATTTCCGCACCTCTACATAATCCCCGGGCGCCAGTTTGAAGCCCGCCGGCAGGCCCGAAACGACGATCTCGTTACCGCTTGTGATCGACTGCAGCACCGCGTCCCCATTGAAAGCCCCGCCGCCGGCCTTCACGCCGGAAAGAGGATTGCTGCCCTGATAGGCGATCGGCCGCGGCCGATGCGCATCGTAGCCGGCAATTACACCGCCGTCGTTCGCATCCATGTTGAAGGCGTCAAACAGCGCCGCTTCGGCCGTTGTCAGCTTCGACGTCGAATAGGAGGCGATCCAATAGGGCGTGCCGGAATAGGCCGTCTCGGTCCGCCTGCCTTCCATGCGGTTTGTATCGCGGATACGCACCGGATCGAACGCGACCTGGCTGTAAACCACGCTCGGAAGCGAAATGAGAAAGGCCATTAGAAATCTTCCCCGCCGTTCTGGCGATAGTTGGCACGCGCCTCCTCGTTGCGATGGATCAGGCGCACAGCTTGGTCACCCGTCTGCTCGAGGATGCTGGCGAACAAATCCTTGCTCAGCACGATCTCGACGACAGTCCGGCCGCCTCCCTCGCCTTCTGCCGACGCGCCAGACTGCTTGCTCGGCGCGATGATCCGGCCGTGGCTCGTGGGAGCAAAGAACTCGTCCTCGTATTCGTTGACGCGGTAGACGCGTCCTGGCGAAACATCGCCGCCGCCGGCGCGCGCCCCGCCATAGCCGAGGAAGCCGCCGAGGGTCGTGGTCGGCACGAAGTTGGAACCGAGACCGCCTCCGCCGCCGAAGATCTCGCTGAAGAGCGAACCGAAAAGCCCCTTCCCGTTCGTCTGGACATTGATGATCTCGGACAGCAGCGCCGCGATCGCCTCCTTCGCGTCGAAGCTGCCGTCGACGATGCGCATCAGCTGATCGTCGAGGACCTGACCCATCCGCTCCGCCGCTTCCTCGCTGCGCTCATACTGCTCCGCGAGCGCCTCCTCGGCCGCTAGCTGGCGATATTTCTCGTCGATGAGGGCGGAGATCTGCTGCCCTTCCTTCGAGGTCGCCTCCACACCTGCCTCGCGGAGCGCAATCGTGCGCTCCCGCTCGATATCGGTAAGACCGATGATCGCCAGCTCCTCGCGCAGCGACGCGATCACATCGTCGATCGCCTTCTTTTCCTTCTCCGCCTCCGAGATCTTCTTGGAGCGGCCGCCGCCTTTTTCCTCGGTAGGGATCCAGGTCCGCTCGGCCGTGCGGTTCATTGGCTTAAGGCGATCGTTCAGGATGCCTGCGATCTTGGCATCTTCCTCTCGAAGCTTGCGACTCTCTTCCTCAAGTGCCGCTATTTGACCGGTATAGCCGGCAAGGTTCGCGTTCTTACTGTCCTCAAAACCGAGCTTCTTCGCCACATCGGACAGCTTCTCGGCTTCCTCGCGTTGCCGCGCCTTCTTCGTGAGGATCTCAGTCTCGATCTCGAGCTGTCGTTGGCCAATTTCGGTTTGCCGGTTGCCCAGCGTGCTGTTCATCTGGTTCTGGAAGTCTCGAAAACCGTCGATGAACTCCGCAAGGCTATCTGCCGCCGAGACGATGGCGGACTTCAGCTTCGTCCCGAAGGTGGTCGCGAGCATGTTGAACTTGCGGTCAACTTCTGCCGCCTTCTGGATCATCTGCTCGTCGAGGACGATGCCCAGATCGTTCGCGGCCCGGATGGTGTCGCGAATGCCCGCTTCGCCCGCCTCGATCAGCTGCACGAACTGCTCGCCGCCGGCGCCGCCGAAGATCTCGTCCATGATGCGGATCTGAGCTGCCTTGTCGAGTTCGCCCAGGCGACCGATGATCTCGGTGAATAGTTCGGCGGGGTCCTCGAGCTTCTGCTTCAGGTCCTCGGCGGAATAGCCAAGCCGCTGGAAGGCCTCGGCCGCCGACCCACCGCCGGTGACGATGAACTCGTCGGCGTGGAGGTTCAGCTCCTTGATCCCGTCCGTCAGAGCGTCGATGCCGACGCGGTTCTGCTCGGCGACGAACTTCAGCTCCTGGAAGCTCTTGACGTCGAGGCCGGCCCGCCGGGCCTCGTCGCCAATCGAGGCGATCGCGCCTGCTGCGTCGCGCAATGCGGTCACGCTTGCCGCGGAAACAAGCCCGGTTACGAGACCGGCGCCGCCCGCTACGAGGTTCTTGATCCGACCGAAAGACGCGACGACGTCGGTTGCCGTCGACTTTGAGAGCGCCCGCACCCGCGCAAGAGCGGACTCGAAACCCTTCGCGTCGCCGGAGATTGTGACAGGAATATCGGGACGGCTCATCGGTGCCTCGTTGCGGAAAACAGAAAAAGAGCTACGCTCCGCCGCGAAAGGGAGGGGGCATGCTCAGGTCTTTGTTAGCGATTATCCTTGGCGCGGTTGCCGGAGAGGCTTCGGCGGGGTGCAATAAAGAGCTTTTGAACGTCGAAGGCTGGTCGGCAAAGCCGATGGCCGCGCGCAGAGTTGAGGTCAGCATGGACCTTAGGTCTGCGGCCACGAAGCCTATTCGGATTATCGAGGCGCTCGTGTATTTCCGCGATGCGCTCGACGAAGAAATCGGTTCTCTACCCGTTGAGCGTGACGCTCACATCCCCGTCGGAGGAATCTACACCCGATTAATGAGACCGGCTCCGGCGCATTTCGATCGGCTCCTTAAGCTGAGGAAACAGGACGTAGAAACGCACGTCTGCGTTTTCGCTGTCCTCTATGAGGATGGAACGAAGGAGATCTTCTGATCGCCACGGCTCACGCTGACAGGCCATCCGAAGGCATATCCCTCAAAGCATGCGTCGGAGAGGGATCGAAGTATTTTGAGCAAATGCTTGATTGATCGGAGAAGGACCCCAACTACATCGAGCCGCACCAAAACGGAAGGATCTGTCATGAAATGTCCCGTCGACGATATCGAACTTACGATGTCCGAGCGTCAAGGCATCGAAATCGACTATTGCCCGAAATGCCGGGGAGTCTGGTTGGACAGGGGCGAGCTCGACAAGATCATCGAGCGCTCCGCTGCTGAAGAACCGCAGCCAAGATTTGTCGAGCGCACTCAACACCGTGAAGAGTCAAAGTACAGAGATGATGACCGCAAATATGGCTCTCATCGTCCCCATAAGAAAAAGTCGCTGCTAGGCGAGCTTTTCGATTTCTGAGCCCGGGCGCGTCGTCCAGGGGTGGGTTGATCTCGTCAGATCGGACTACCCACCCCCGATCTTCTTCGCATTCGGATTGCCCTTGAGCGAAGGCCGGACACCATGCTCTGCAGCAATGCGCCGAACTTCCTCGCGGGAAATAAACGGCCCGCCACGAACGTTCCCGGAAAGCCCCTCCACGGTCATCTCGAATTCCGCCGCCGTCGCCTTCCAGAAGGTCTCCGGCGACCAGCCGAGCATCTTCGGGTTCGTGGCGATACGGTACAACGCCTTGAGATGATCCTTGATCAGGAGGGGCTGACGGGCTTTCCCAGGACGGCGTCTCCGGCGATTTGTGAGGCAGTCCGCTCGTCCCGCCGCATCGTCCCGGCAGCGATGTGCGCGGACAGTGCCTTCTCGACCGCCTCGCGCCAGGCGAGCTGGTCGGCCGCCGAGATATTGCCATCGTCGAGGATCTTCGCCGATAGCGCCGAGATCTGATCCTCGTCGTCCGCCACGATAAGGCAGCGTACGGCGCAGGCGACCGCCTTCGGCTCGAAACCGAGGAGGCGGCCGTAGAGCTCGTCGAGCGTGCGGGCGCCGATCGCGTCTGAAAGGCGAGCGAGCCCGGAGAAGGTCACGGCGATCCGGAATTTTATCGCACCAATGCGAACATTCGCCTCGCCGCGCAATGGGTTTGCATGCTTCATGGAACTCTCCGGTTAGACGGCCGGCACAAAGGTGAGAGCGCCGGTCATGGCGCAGCGGATGTCCGCCTGCAGCTCGTTAGTCTTGTCTCCGGAGAAGGTCATCGAGACGAGCATGTCGCCCTCGAAAGTGCCGACGCCGGGCACCGTGACCTGATACTCGGTGATGACCTGGTTGACGGCGTCGGCGGTTACCGCCTTCATCGTGACGGTATCGACGAAGGCGCCCTGCCCGCTGAAGCGGATGGACTGGATGCCGTACATCAGCGCCAGCGTGAGCTTGCTGCCGGGATCGGTGCAGCTCGGCTTGGTGATATCGATTTCCTCGTTGTTGATCTCGAGGGATCGCTGTTCGGTAATGCAGGCCAAAACGAAGGCGCCTGCACCGTCGGAGCGGGCAAGCGTAAGCTGACGGCCGAGAGCCATGGCAAAGTCCTCTTTTGCTGGTGGGAGTGGTGGCGCTACAGCGCAGCCTGTTCCGGATTGGCGGCGAGCGTCTTGTAGGCGATCTGGTAGTTGAGCGAACCGGCAAGCAGGGAGATGCCGGTTTGCGGGTTGACGAAATACTGCTCGGTCTGCAACAGGGCTTCGATGGCAAGGCCGCCGAAGGTGATGTCCGAGGCCATCGCGGCCTCGATCAGAACGCAAAGCCGGTCGAATTCCTCTTCCGGCTCATCGTCCCGCAAGTGCACGACGATCGAGAGCGGCAGGGACCGGTCGTAGCCGTCCTCGCCGGCAGGCCCCGATGAGGGCCGGACCGTCAACGTCTCCGATCTGTCGGCCCAGGTAACCGTCAATGCCGGCAGCTTCTCCTGCGGGATGGCGCCCTTACGGCCGCGCTTCACCTTGTCCGCACCGGAGAACTCCGGAATGGCGGAGAGGCGCGCGACGACAGCCGCGAAAATCTGGCTGCGAAGATGCGACATCAGGCGGCCGAGCGACCGAGGTCGCGAAGCGCCTGGTTCAGCACCGAGGCGGAATAGCCGGCCTCGAGGATCTGGGCGCGGCCTATGCCGCTGTCCAACTGGCGACCGATGTCGGAGCGGATCGCCGAGCGGAGCCGCGACGGCAATTGCGGCCACGGCCGCTGCGTCATGGCCCCGACGGTCTGGCGCGCGGCTTTCTTCTTGGCGCTCTCTTCGGTCGAAAACAGCGTGGCGCAGAGGTCCGCCATCGGGTCGACCGCGGCGGCCGGAGCCTGCTCCTGTTCCTGTGTCTTCATGTTCAGATGTCTCCGGCAAGCGAGATGCGGAGCATGGCACGCGCATCGTCGTCGATGTTGATGACCTGGTAGGTGACGCCGCCGATCGCCACGCTGTCACGCTGGCTGGTGAGACCTGGTACCGCGGAAGCGGACACGGCAAGCAGATGGGTGGTGCCTTCGACCGCCTGCTCCTGCTCCTCCGCCAGATCGGTTTCCCGCCACACTCGCAGGATGACCCGCACGGCAGGCATGGCGACGCCGTCGACCGTGAACACGGCGTCGGCATTGCCGAAGGCCTTGGCGAACTTCGGCCCCATCCGTTCGAACATGGCGGGCCGCGGGGTCATTTCGGAGCCTTGAGCTTTTCGATCTCGGCCTGAAGCTTGGCGATCTCGGCGGCCAGCGTCGCGGTGTCGGTCTCAAGCTGTTCGTTCTGCTTCAGCAGTGCGTCGCGATCGCCGATTGCGCTGTCACGCTCCGCCGTCAGCCGGTCATTGTCGGCCGAGAGCTTGTCGTTGTCCGTTGAAAGCTTCTCCAGCGCCTCGCGAAGCTTCTCGAGGTCGATAGAGCCGGGACCGGCCTTGGCATCGGAACCGGCGGTAAAGGCGCCGAAATTTTTGCGGAAATTATCCGCCTCCTCGGCCGTGATCCCGCCGGTACCGACCGGAACGGGCTCGCCGGGCGCATAGGATTTCTTGCCGACCTTGACGGTCACATTGAACTGCTCTGTTTTCTTGCTCATCGGAGCATCCTTTCAAAGTCCCGATATCCGCCGGCGGGAAACCGGCGGATATTGGACGAATGCGGGGTTGGAAGGGATCAGCGAACCAGTGCGAACAAGCTGGCGTCCGGCTCCGGAGCGATCGGAAGCGGTGCTGCCTGCGTCTGAACGATGGTTCGCGACGGGTTCCGTTCCCGCCACATGTCGGGGAAGCGCTCCATCGACAGGAGGGCGTCGTTGTCGAGGATGGCGCCGTAGGCGAAATGGCCTTGGAAGCCGAAGGGATCGAAGATCCCGACGCCCATGGACGGCCAGAAGTTGTTGCGCACCCCGCCGACGGTGTAGGGCTGCGAATACTGGATGAAGGTCAGTTCGCCGATGGTGCCGAGAACCGCGTAGTACTTGTTCTCCGCGCCAGTGCTGACCGGCCCCAGCTGCATGATGCCACCGTCCTGGCGCCGGTTGTCGAGCGCCTCGAGGAACCGCAGCGACTTCTTCAGGAGACCCGCAGCACCCGGTCCGAGCAGGACCTCGCGAGCGGTGAAGCCGCTGGTATCGGAGAGGAGCTGCGTCCACGCCTCGACATCGTCCATCGGATCGACGCCGACTTCGCCCCACCGGGCTGCACCGGCGAGTGCGATCGTCAGCGCTGGGTTGCGACCGAAGTTGACCGTCTGCGTCGGATAATCCTCGCCCTCGACGATCACCTGGCCGGTGCGGATAACCTGCGAGCACATGAATTCTTCGCGCCGGGTGATCCGCTGGTCCTGGTCGTCGATGATCGTCGCCAGGTTATAGGCGTAGCGCTGCGCCGGCGAGTTGCGGCCGCCGATCGGCTCGCCCGGCATGCGGATCATGTTGCCGCGCGGGCGAAGCGTATTCTGCGGCTTGACGTAGGCCGGCGTGAAGCTGGTCGCCTTGAAGCCGCGGTTGGTCGAGTCCTTGCCCGGCACGTCCGGGTGGACGAATGGAGCAAGTTCGCGATCCGGCAGGATCTTGTCGAAGACGATCTCTTCCATGTCGGAAAGGACCGTGGTCGAGAAATAGCGATCGCGCAGGAATGCTTCCGGGCGGTCGCGAGGCGGCAGAACCGCGACGAGTTCTGCGGTGGAGAGGAGCAATTCTTCCATGTTCGGGTGCCTTTCGGTCTCTGCCTTACTTCAGGACGCGCACGTAGAGGGGAGCGCCTGCCTTGCGGAAAGCGGCCTCGACGGTTGCGGCCGTGTGTCCGGCGCCAAGGATGAGTTTCGTCGAATCGAAGGCGCCGCTTGCGTAGGCGGCGGCAACGACGTCGCCGGCGGATGCGTCCACGTCGAAGGCGAGGACAAGAGACGGCTCTTCGGAACCGTCGGCCGCAGCAGACGCGGACAGGATGTATTTGTCCGAAGCGGTGACATTGCCGAGAACGGCACCACGCTTGAGGTTCTGCCCGCTGACAATGGTGATGTTGCGGGTGATGACCGGCACGTCGGAAACGAGCAGGTCGTTCGGGGCGAAGGTGGCTTCTCCCATGATCAGGAATCCTTCCGGTTACGGCCGTGACGGGCCAGGATGGTGGAGTGGACGGTGGAGATCACCGCCTGTTTTTCGGTGGCCTTGCCGCCGCCCGGTGTACCGGCGCCAAGCGTCGGGCTCTTTCCGGCCATGCGACCGGCAAGGCGTGAGCCGCCGGCGGAAGCGGAGGAGAGAAGCGCTCCCGCTTCCTTGGCCGAATAGAACCTCGAGCCGAAGGCAAGCTCCGCGGCGAGGCCCGGATTGCTCTCCGCCTTCGGGTGCATGAGGATCGAGCGGATGCGTCCCTGCTCGGCGCGGCGGATCGAACTGGCCGAGGTCTTGCCCTCGCCGGTCTCTTCTTCCTCGCTTTCGGCGCTGGTGTCGTCGTCGGACGCGTCACCGTCCGTGTCCGAGACGTCGTCTTCGGCCGAGGTATCGTCCTCGGTTTCTTCGACCTTCTCTTCGTCTTCGATCTCTTCCGGCCGCTCGTCTTCCAGCCGGGAGCCCTTCCTGCCGCTAATGGCGGCGAGCACGCTCCGCGTGAGCGCGCTGCTACGCGTCAAGTTCGACATTCGTCGTCTCCAGTTGATGTTGGGGTTAGCCGGCTGTCCGGCCCAGTTCAGCTTCGAAGGCTTCGAGAACCTGCGAAGGGCGTGCAACCGCGTCGGCGAGGCCGGCATCCACCGCCTTTTGTCCACGGTAGACCCGCGCCTCAGTGGCGAGAGCGGATTGCTGTGTCAGCCGACCGGCGCGGTACCGCGCGACGGTGGCTGCGAATTCGACGCGAAGCTCCTCGAGCTCCGCCAGTTCCTGCTGAAGCACATCGTCAGGGATGGCCTCATATGGATTGAAGTTGGCTTTATGCGCTCCGGCCTTGAGGATGGTGACCTTCAGGCCTTCCTTCGCGAGCCAGGCGCTCATGTCGACATGCATCGAGATGACGCCGATCGAGCCGCAGATGCCGGTCTGCGGGATGACCAGCTGCCGGGCTGCCGAGGCGAGCAGATAACCCGCCGAGCAAGCATGATCGGTCAGAACGGCGATCGTGGGCTTCACCTGCGACAACTCGTAGAGCCGCTCGGCGCAGTCAAACGCGCCGGTCACTTCGCCTCCGAAGCAATCGACTTCGTAGATCACACCACGGATCGAAGGATCTTTCTCGATCATATTCGCCTGAGAAATGATGCCTTCGTAGCTCGTGAGGCCGGATGACTTGCCGATCCATTTTCCCTTGTTGACCAGCGAGCCTTCGATATCGATGAACGCGATGCCGTTTTGCTCGCGCAGATCGCGATCGTCGGCCCACTCTGCCATTGGATCGCCGACCAGCCCCATCTGTTCGCCGCCGACAACATGGGCGGTGGCGTCCGGTTGGCCGAGAACGCGCGGGCCGAATGCCCGCGCAATGATGTCGCCCTTCGACGGATGCAGCATCAGCGGCGTGCCGAACATCCGACTGGCGATTTCGGGATAGTTCCTCATACCGTTTTCCTTCTGGAGATGCTCGGGATGCCGGCGGGATGCCGACGTGCCGAAGTCCGGCCGTTGACCTCTTCCTCGGTCTCGTCGCCGGGTTCCGCTGGCGGAGCGGCACTCGCCTGCGATCTGGCTTCGGGTTTGCCCGGATCGGGATCGAGGCCGAGCCGCTCATAGAAGGCCCGTTCGCGGGCGCGCTGCTGCGCATCCATCTTCCAGTCCCGCCCCTGCTCGGCCGCTTCCTGCTGGAGCGTGGTCAGATTGCCGGCGAGCCGCTCGCTGGCGGCCTGCGCCTCGCGCAGCGGATCGATCCAGCCTCGGCCGGGGCCGATCCAGTCCGCATGGCACCATGCTGCCGGGTTCTGCTCGAAGGGAACGGCGCCCGCGGGAAGCTCGATCAGGCCCTTGTCGAACACTTCCTCGAGCCATGCCCGGTAGATCGGCGCCATGAACTGCGAGGCGAAACCGCCCTTCTTGGCGGTGAAGCCGCGCCAGATCTCGAGGAGCGCAGCGCGTGCCGAGGAATAGTTCACCTGGCTCCAGTCCATGGTGAGCTGCTCGTAGGTGACGCCGATCGCACTCGCGACCTTGCGCAGCGCCGCATTGACGAAAGCCTCGAAGTTTGCATTCGGATGCTCCGGCTTGGTCAGCGTCGCTTTTTCGCCGGGCTGCAGCGTGTTGATGCGGACGCCGGGCAGATCGATCGGCGCGGCGCCGTAATAGGCTTTCTGCGCGGCCGACATTTCGCCGAAGAGCTTGGCAATCCCGTCGTTGCCGTAATCCGCGCCCATCGCCTCGAGCATCTCTTCCGGATCGAAGGGCGTCTCGATGAAGGCGGCCATGACAGCGTTCAGCATTGCCGCCTGGCTCTCATAGTCCTCATAGTCGGTCGACTGCTTGATCGACCGCATGATCGGAGCCCAGTCGGAAACGCCGCGCGTCATGCCCGCGCGCTTCTGCTCGTAGGCGTGCACGACGATCGGGCGCCCCCATTCGGTCTCCCGCTCGACATACTCCCAATGCCACAAGCCGGTATTCCCGGCGAAGAATTCGCCTGGATGCGACTTGCGGAAATGGTAGCCGACCGGTGCGCCGTAACCGTCGATGGTGACGCCGTCGCGCAGGAACTCCTCGTCCATGCGCCCGTTCGGGTTCGAGCATCGGGCCGGGTCGACGACATGGATTGCCGTCTGGAACAGCGGTGCATGATCCTGCCAGACGATAACGCCGAAGGCCTCGCCCTCGGGACCGAACCGCTGACGGGCAGCAAGGCCGAGAACGCCGGCCATGGTCTTCGTCCGCTCGGCGTCGCACCATTTGTCGACGTCCTGCGTGTAATCGCGCCACAGGGCCTCGATCTTGTCGGCGATCTCTTCGGCCTGCTCAAACGTCATGTTGAGCGAGACGTGGTTTGGCCGGGCAGCAAGTGTCCAGCCGGAGCCGATGATGTTGTCGACGAGGCGCGACGTGCCGGCTGCACCCCAGCCGTCATTGCGTGCCACGTCGTTCAGCCGGTCGACGAGCTCGGAGCGCGACCATGTCAGCGCCGACTGACCGGACCAGGTGCCCGGCCGCCACTTGGCAAATGACGGGTGGTCGTAGGATGCACCCTGGTAGGCCGAAGACGCCATCAGGCGGTTTTTCGCCATCTGCACGCGCGCAGCCGCACGTACTGCCGGCGAAAGCGGTTTTGCGTCGGGGCCGAGGATCGTGACATTGCCGCTCATCCGAAGATCACTCCACGGCTGCGCGCCCGGGCGAAGCGGCGAAGGCCGAGTTTCGCCTCGAGGTCGCGGACATACTGGCGCAAAGCGCCGATGTTGGTCGCGGCATAGGTGACGCTCTCGCCGTTATAGCTGAGCGAGACCTCGGCCCGGCCGATCTCCATCTGGTGCAAGGCCTCACGTGCTTCGTCGAGCCGTGCCAGAAGCACGGCGCGTTCCTGTTCGGTCAGTGCCATATGGATCTTCCTAGCGGTTCCGCTGCGTTGCCCGGGCCGCGCGCGCGAGGGCGGCAGCGACGAGCGGCGATTGCTGTTCTGCCGCGGCGCTCTCGCCTGCGGCAGGTTCGGTCTTGACGGCGATCTGGTTCAGATGATCCTCGAGATCGCCCTGCTGCGGCGCTTCGAGCCGGCCGAGCCGATCGGCGATCGCGTCCCATTCCTCATCGGTCCAGTAAGGCACGCCCCAGCGATAGGCACCGGCCAGGCTCTGGTTGAGCAT